GAAAAAGAAGAAAAATCAACTAAAAAGCGAGGCAGAAAAGAAAAAGAAGAAAAAGAAGAAAAGGAAGAAAAATCTCCAACAAAAAGAAAAAAAGAAGAAGTCTCGGAAAAAAAAATCATCAAGATCAAGATCAAAATCACCAGCTAAAAAGAAATCAAAAGAAGATAAATCTGAGAAATCTGAAAAGTCCAAAGATAAAAAAAAATCCAAAGAAAAATCAGATAAATCTGAAAAAACAAATACATGTGACTTAAATCACATTTATATATTTAATCATCAAACGAATAAATTCGAAAGATAAAGAATAGTTATTTTTCACTTTTTCGGCGAACTCACAATCAAACATTAAACGCGTTTGATTATCAATCCCTACTTTAGAAAACATAATTCTATTCAGTATATTAATCTCATTAATATAAATACGTCAGCTGAGTGACGTATTAACTTTTAATTTTAATTCGTCATTCATTTTGTCCTGCCCTGACACGGCACGCTTTACCAATACACTCGTATATTCCACATCGCAGAAATCTCCTATAAGGAAATCTTCTGTTTGCACATCATACTGAGTCATCTGTATTGCTTTCTTTTTGATAGCATCTTGATCATCTATATCAACATGTTTCTCATAAAAGAGTTTATTATACAACGCAAAAGTTGTATAAGGATGAAAAGAAAGTTCACGAAGAGCTTGATCTTTAACATCACGTTCCCAATTAGGATCATCTGAGTCTGTAAAACAGAGAGATCGAGTAATTGAATTTAAAGATAAGACACCCATCAATACTTTAAGCATCGGGTCCCAAGTTGGTGTTCGTTTTAAAAACACAGTTTCTTGTATCCTCTTAAAGTGGATATCTTCTCCTTTATTTGCTGCTGTTATAATTATGCAGAAAGCCGCAGCAAAGCTTTCTATTTTTTCTTTTTTATACACATATCTGTAGTCTGGATGTACAAATTTAAGATTATCATCACCATAATTAATTAATGATACTTGTTTAAAGAAATCAACTTTTTTCCTACCAAAAGAAACAAAGTCTACTGGAATTTCGTCTTCCGAATATGTTGTAAGATAAAAACAATAATAGAATTGTAAGACTTCTAAAATACACTCACAAATACAATTTAACGTTGCAGTTGCATAAACACCAGAAGGCATCTTGTTATGCATAATAAAAACATCACTTCCAATAATCATAATATATTGACTGAAACCCTTTAATATTGATTTAACTCGCTCATATTCCAACTTATTATCAGGATCCTGATAAAATGGACATTGTTGAAATATCTTCCACATAACACAAGTTCCATAACCTAAAACAAGCAACCTTTTATCATACTTATCATAATCAGTATCAATCCACCCTTGATCATAAAGAAATTTACCTATCTCATCATGATTTCCCATAATACGATCATACATATATAGAAGACGTTGTGTAAATTCTTCACCTATTGCATTCATTCCTATTTGACCAAACAATTTATCTCTTCGAGCTGTAAAAATATCCATTAATGGTGACAAATACATTCTACACAGTATAAGAAAATCTACATTTCCAGCAAAAAATACTCGTTCAAGACCATCATCAATCTTTGTTTGCTTAATAATCTCATCTTTCAATGTCGCAGTCGCTATATTGTATGTATAACCATGAGAGTCTATGTACTCTAATACAGACATTAGATGTTTTGAATATTCTGCAGTAAACATTGGTTCATCATAAGTACCACAAACCAAATCATATTTTTTCTTTCCTGGCATTCCAAAACCACAAGATGCATTTAAATTAATTGGATTTGTACGTGAAGTTCCTCGAATTGTTTCTTCTATTGTCAAAGGTTTAACAGTTTTAAGATCATCTG